GTGGGGTCAGGTCTTAGCCGCCTGATATTACAAAGGACGTTGCTCCAAAGGTTCTGGCACGCACCTGCACTCTTCGTCCTGCGTTTTGTTGTCTAATGAAAATTGTGCTTTATCAAAACCCACTTGCTTATTTATAAAATAAAGCTATACTCTACGTAACTGCACCCAAATGAGCAGACATGACTGAGTACGTACCTGAAATAGAAGAGGACATCCCTCTACCCAAGAACGCCGCTGATGCGTTCCCAGAGTTGTCGCCCGCAGAAGAGTTAAACATGCGGGTCAACGTCGTTAAATTATTTTCTGATATGACGGGTCAACCACTCACTCCTACACAAGATGATGTAGATCAAGCTACTTATTTAGCTAGAGAAATGATTGAGAACCCCCGTCAGCGTCCCAATTTTGCTAAATACCCGAACGAGACCCTTGCATTCTTGGCGGGTATGGTCGCGCAGATGAATGTATCTATTGTTGATGATCTTGCTGATTTGAAGATGTACGTTGTCAATAAGCTAGTCAATGAGGTCGAGAACGCAAGAGATGCAAAAACTAGAGTAGCGGCTCTATCTAAGCTAGGTGAGGTAGATGGTGTTGATGCGTTTAAAAAGCGCACTGAGATGACAGTCAAACACCAGAGCATTGAAGAGGTTGAGAAAGAACTATTAGATACTCTATCTAATATAGAGGGTAAAGTCATTGACGTAGAGGCTCGTGAGATAGTGTTTGGCACCCGAGAAAAATGACTATACCAATAAAACTGACTCCTGAAGACCTAATGCGCTTGCGCATAGCACTGCCGACAATGCCTGATAAGCAAAAACGTAGGGTATTGCAGCTAATTAAGACCTACGAAGGTCAACTAATACAAACTTTAGGTAAAGATAACTTTTTAGACTTCATACATCATGTGTATCCGGGGTATAAAGTTGGTCCGCACCACCTACAGTTAGCCCAGATATTTGAAGATATCGCTGCAGGCAAAAAGAAACGCGTCATAGTTAATATTGCACCGCGTCATGGAAAGTCAGAGTTAATATCCTACCTCGCTCCGGCGTGGTTTCTGGGTAAATACCCGCAGAAAAAAATTATTATGGCCTCTCACACCGCTGATTTGGCGATTAACTTTGGTCGTCGGGTGCGAAACTTAGTAGGTTCTGAGGCATATAGGGATATCTTTCCGCAAATTGAACTGCAATCCGACTCTAAATCAGCGTCACGCTGGGGGACAAACTTTAACGGTGAATATTTTGCTATCGGTGTTGGAGGTGCTCTTGCTGGGCGCGGTGCTGACCTATTTATTATTGATGACCCTCACTCGGAGCAGGAGGCAAAGACTGGTAGATCAGACGTTTTTCTTCCTGCTTGGGAGTGGTTTCAGTCTGGCCCTCTACAGCGTCTTATGCCGGGTGGGGCAATCATAGTTGTGATGACACGATGGTCGAAACTTGACTTAACTGGACAGATTGTTACTCAGATGGACCGCAACGACGGCGTTGATAAGTGGGAGGTAGTTGAGTTCCCCGCTATTAATGACAACGGCGAGGCGTTATGGCCTGAGTTTTGGGATGTAGAAGAGTTATTATCTAAGAAAGCTGCACTAGACATTAGGTATTGGAACGCGCAGTATATGCAGAAACCTACTTCGCAAGAAGGGGCGCTAATTAAGAGAGAGTGGTGGAATATATGGGAAAAAGAAGACCCACCGCACTGCGAATTTACTATTATGGCGCTAGATGCTGCCCAAGAAACTAATAATAGAGCCGACTATAACGCCTTAACAGTATGGGGCGTGTTTTTTAACGAAGAAACTAACAACTTCAATATTATTTTGCTCAATTCCATAAAAAAGCGGCTTGAGTTCCCAGAGTTAAAGAAACTTGTACTAGAAGAGTACAAAGAATGGGAGCCTGATTCCTTTATTGTTGAGAAGAAATCTAACGGAGCCGCGCTGTACCAAGAACTACGACGTATGGGCGTTCCGCTCGGGGAGTTCACACCGGGTAAAGGACAGGATAAAATTAGTCGTGTGAATGCTGTCTCAGATTTGTTTTCATCAGGTATAGTTTGGGCACCAGACAGACGGTGGGCAAAAGAAGTAATAGAAGAATGTAATGATTTTCCAAGCGGGGCCAATGATGACCTCGTTGACTCTACGACTTTAGCTTTAATGCGGTTCAGGCAAGGTGGTTTTATTCGTCTCCCAAGTGATGAACCGGAAGAAGATCATCTATATTCATATCGCAAGAAAGCTGCGTACTACTAAGGAATAAAAATGGCAATTGATAAAAGTTTGTACGAAGCCCCACAAGGTTTAGACGCTCTAGATGAGATGAACAACTCAACACCTGAGCTAGAGATTGAGATTGAAGATCCTGAGTCGGTAACGATTGGTCTAGATGGCAAGCCTATTCTTGAGTTTACCCAAGAGGAAGCGGAAGATGATTTTAATACAAACTTAGCAGAAGAGATGGATGACACGCTCTTGCAGAGTTTAGCCAGTGAGCTTACGTCTGACTACGAGGACGACGTTGCCTCTAGAAAAGATTGGTTGCAGACTTACGTTGATGGTCTTGAGTTGCTTGGGTTAAAGATTGAAGAGCGTACTGAGCCTTGGCCCGGTGCGTGTGGTGTGTACCATCCACTGCTAGCAGAAGCGCTTGTGAAGTTTCAAGCCGAAACGATGATGAGTACGTTTCCCGCTGCGGGTCCTGTTAAGACGCAGATCATCGGCAAAGAAACGCCAGAGAAAAAGAACGCCGCAGTACGTGTCCAAGACGACATGAACTACCAGCTTATGGATGTGATGCAGGAATACCGTCCTGAGCATGAGCGCATGTTATGGGGCTTGGGTCTGTCGGGTAATGCGTTTAAGAAAGTGTATTTTGACCCCGCGATTGACCGTCAGGTGTCTATATTTGTACCCGCAGAAGATATTGTGGTGCCGTATGGTGCGTCTAATATTGAGACAGCGGAGCGTGTTACGCACGTTATGCGTAAGACAGAAAACGAAATTCGTAAACTTCAGGTTGGCGGGTTCTACTGTGATGTGGATCTAGGTGAGCCAAATAATGTTCTTGATGAAGTTGAAAAGAAGATTGCTGAAAAGCTGGGGTTTAGAGCTACTTCAGATGCGCGATACAAACTTCTTGAGATGCAAGTTAACCTAGATCTAGAGGGGTACGAGCATGAGGAAGATGGCGAAGCTACAGGAATTGCGTTACCTTACATCGTTACGCTTGAACAAGGCAGCAATACAATCCTTGCGATTCGACGCAACTGGGAGCCAGATGATGACACGCATCAGAAACGCCAGCATTTGGTTCACTACGGCTACGTTCCGGGCTTTGGGTTTTATTACTTTGGCCTCATTCATCTTGTTGGTGCTTTTGCTAAGTCTGGCACTTCTCTTATTCGTCAGCTTGTTGATGCTGGTACTCTAAGTAACTTACCGGGTGGGTTTAAAACTCGTGGTATGCGTATTAAGGGTGACGATACGCCTATCTCACCGGGCGAGTTCCGTGATGCAGATGTACCAAGTGGCACGCTTAAAGAAAACCTCCTACCACTACCATACAAAGAACCTAGCCAAGTATTGCTAGCTTTGATGAACCAGATTGTTGAGGATGGTCGCAGGTTTGCTAATACCGCTGATCTTCAGATTAGTGACATGTCTGCTAACTCCCCAGTGGGTACGACACTAGCTATTCTAGAGCGTACGCTTAAGGTTATGTCGGCAGTTCAAGCCCGTGTTCATTACTCTATGAAACGCGAGTTAGGGCTACTTAAGAAGATCATTGCCGACTATACGCCAGAGGATTACAACTACGACCCAGTAGCAGGTGATCGTAGGGCTAAAAAATCTGATTACGATAATGTAGACGTAGTACCTGTTAGCGATCCTAATGCCAGCACAATGGCGCAAAAGATTGTTCAGTATCAGGCTGTGTTGCAGTTGGCTCAGGGCGCACCCCAGATGTACAACATGCCCTTGCTACATCGTCAGATGTTAGATGTGTTGGGTATTAAGGAAGTGCAAAAGCTGATCCCTATGGATGGCGATCAGAAGCCCACAGATCCTGTTAGCGAGAATCAGAACATCCTGATGATGAAGCCGGTCAAGGCGTTCTTGTACCAAGACCATAAGGCACATATCACGGTGCACATGTCTGCTATGCAAGACCCAAAAATCATGCAGCTCTTACAAAATAATCCAACAGCTCCGCAGATTCAAGCAGGGATGATGAATCATATTAACGAGCATTTGGGTATGGAGTATCGCCGCCAGATCGAACAACAATTGGGTATGAACTTGCCAGCTCAGAAAGATGATGCTGGGGAAGACATTAACATGAGCCCAGAAGTTGAGGCTAGATTAGCACCGTTGCTAGCGCAAGCAGCTCAGCAATTACTTCAGGCTAACCAACAGGAAGCTCAGCAACAACAGGCACAACAGCAAGCCCAAGATCCGATTGTGCAGATGCAGCAACAAGAGTTGCAACTTAAACAGGGCGAGCTTGAACGCAAGAAAGCTAAAGATGTAACGGATGCCCAGCTCAAGCAAGAGCAGTTAAATATTGAGCGTGAACGCATCCAAAGCCAAGCTCAGACAGAAGGAGTTCGTATTGGACTCAAAGCTGAACAGGATAAGAATAACTCTGATACGCAACAACGTACTGATGGTATTCGGATTGGCTTAGATTCAGTAATTAAACAAAAACAGTTAGAAGTACAAGCTATGCAAGCCCAGCGCAATAATCAACCGACAAAAGGTGAGTAATGGACGCGTTTGATGTACTTGTCAAAGATGTAAACGAAAAGATTACCCAACTCGCAGATTACATAAGTAGTGGTAACGCTACTTCGTATGAAGAGTACAAACGACTGTGCGGTGAGATTCGAGGTCTTACCATCGCACGGGGATATGCCCTTGACCTCAAAACCCGCATGGAGAACTCGGATGAGTGAAATCCTTATTGGCTCAAACCCCAATAACCCGCAAGTAGTAGGTATGTACCGACCCGAAGCTACCGCTGAGGAAAAAGCAAGTCAACTACCCAAGCCATCTGGATACCACATCCTATGCGCTATACCAGAAGCAGAGTCAGAGTATGAAAGCGGTCTAGTAAAGGCCGATGAAACCAAGCGAAACGAAGAGATCCTCACTACGGTTCTGTTTGTTGTCGATATGGGACCTGATTGTTATGCCGATAAAGCTAAGTTCCCAACCGGTCCTTGGTGCAAGAAGGGTGATTTTGTTTTGATCCGACCACATTCGGGCTCAAAGCTTGTCATTCATGGGCGGGAATTCCGTCTAATCAACGATGATACAGTCGAGGGTACAGTACAAGACCCCCGTGGTATCAAGCGCAAATAAGGGGTAAATGATGGCTGAATACGAAGAATTTAAGTTTCCTCATGAGGTTGATGAGGAGAAAGCTAAGGGTGGGCAAGTAGAGGACAAATTCGAGGTTGAAATCGAAGACGATACCCCCGAGCAAGACCGTGGGCGTGAGCCGATGCCTAAAGAAGTCGTTGACGAACTAGAAAACGACGAGCTAGAAGAATACTCTGATAAGGTAAAAGTTCGCCTTAAGCAGATGAAAAAGGTATGGCACGATGAGCGTCGAGCTAAAGAAACCGCTTACCGTGAACAGCAAGAGGCTGTGGATTATGCCCGTAAAGTTACCGAAGAGAATAAACGCCTAAAGGCTCAGTACGCTTCTGGTGAAAAAGAATACGTCACTACAGTACAAAATGCAGCGGGGCTTGAGCTAGAAATGGCTAAGAAAGCATACCGGGAAGCATATGACTCTGGAGACGGTGATAAGCTTGTTGACGCACAGCAAGCTATGCAAGATGCTAACTTTAAACTACATTCTGCAAAAAATTATCGCCCTACCCCTGTACAAGAAGAGAATTATGAAGTACAACAGCAACAAGAACGGCAACCTGCCGCTCCTCAACCAGACCGCAGAGCAATGGCGTGGCAAGAGCGCAATTCTTGGTTTGGGCAAGATGAGGAGATGACCGCAGCAGCTCTCGGGTTACATGAGAAGCTTAAGCGTAATGGTGTGCACGTTGGATCGAATGAGTATTATGCGACATTGGACAAAACAATGCGCAAGCGGTTTTCAGAAAACTTCGGTGACTCTGATACGGAAACGAGGGAAACCCCCCGCACAAAATCTAGTACTGTCGTGGCTTCAGCTACACGTAGCACATCCCCAAATAGGGTGCGGCTAAAGGCTAGTCAAGTCCAGATTGCCAAAAAACTTGGATTGACCCCTGAGCAATATGCCCGAGAAGTATTAAAACTGGAGAACTAATATGAATACAAACAACAGACTTTCCCGTGAATTAGAAACCCGAGCAACCGATATGCGCCCTCAGCAGTGGGCACCTGCCGAATTGCTCCCCGAGCCAGACAAACAGGCTGGGTTTGCTTACCGTTGGATTCGTATCTCCATGCTAGACAAGGCTGATCCTCGTAACCTATCGGCGAAAATCCGTGAAGGTTGGGAGCCCGTCAAAATCGAAGAGCAACCAAAGTTTCAACTGCTAGTCGATCCCGGTAGTCGTTTTAAAGACAACGTCGAGATTGGCGGTTTATTGCTTTGCAAGACACCAACTGAGTTTGTGGACCAACGTACGGCGCACTTTAACCGTCAAACACAGGCGCAGTCAGAGTCCGTAGACAATAATCTAATGCGCCAAAGCGACGCGCGGATGCCTATCTTCAAAGAAGGTAAGTCATCGTCTAGTTTTGGTAAAGGTTCTTAAATTTAATCTTGGAGTTCAATATGGCTTATCCTACTATTGACGCCCCATACGGCCTAAAACCCATCAATCTTATTGGTGGACAGGTCTTTGCGGGTTCTATGCGCAAAATGCGCATTGCGAGTGCCTACGCCACAAGTATCGGCTTTGGTGATTTGCTTATTCGCGTTAACGACGGTACTGTCGCTCGTTCGGCTGCTACTACTGCTAAACCTACTGGCGGCTTCGCTGGTGTGTTCTTGGGTTGTGAGTTTATTAACCCATCGACTGGTCAGCTTCAGTTCCAGCAAAACTTTATCGGCGGCACAACAGTTACTTCCGGTTTTATTACAGCTTATGTCTGTGATGATCCTGACACACTGTTCCAAGTCGCTATCGTTTCTGGCACAACAGTTGTGACTGGTGTTCAAT